ACATGGAACAACAAGACTAATCCGGCAGTGCGTACGGTTCGCGCTGCCACTCTCATTGAAGTCAGCATCGTGCCCAGCGGCGCGTACCCTGACGCATCCGGGGATCTAAAGTGAAGATCGACGAACTGCGCGCAAAGCGTGATGAGACTGAGCGTGAAATGCGCCAGATCATCGAACATGACGGTGAAATCAATTCTGAAATGGCTGGGCGATATGAAGAACTGGAAACCGCATCCGCGACCATTTCCAGCGAACTGAAGAGCGAAGAAATCAGGGAACGTCATGCAGCACGTCAGGCCCAACCTGCTCGTGTAGCTGCAGCACCTGGTCAGAAGATTGAAACCACCCAGGGTGGTGATGAGTGGGGCGGATACCTCAGGTGGTGGCGTTCGTGCGGTAAAGAAAACCGAGCCTTGAACACCAGTGACGATTCGGGCGTGGTTCCCACTGTTCTGGCATCTGAAATGCTTCGCCTGTTTGGTGCAGTTCAGGGCGTGCGGCAGGCCGTACAGGTGACCAGTGCCGAGGGCGATACCAAAGTTCCCGTTGTAACCACTCGTGTCGCACTCAGTGATGTCACGGCAGAAGGTACTGCAGCCGATGAAGTTGAACCCGCGTTTGGTCAGGCCGATTTCACGACTGACAAAAACATCTTTGCAACCACTGAGCTGACTGTTCAGGTCATGCAGGATTCAAACCAAGGACTGGTTGAAGAGGTGCAGACCCAGCACGCCGAAGAGATCGGGAGGCTTTGGAGTAGTTATTATTGCAACGGCCTGACGGTTGACAGTACTTTGCAGACTGATGGCATCTTCGCAACCACCCCCAGCGGTATCAACACTAAGACCTTTGCATCAGGTTCCGCAATCACGGCAGAGGAATTGATTGATATTCGGTACGGCCAGCTGCCTGCACAATACTGGTCTGGCATGGGTGACCTGAACTGGATCATGGGCCAGGACACCTTTGCCCACATCATGGGTTTGACTGACGGAAATGACCGACCCATTTTCCAGCCCAACGCCAACAGCACGCTGGCTGCAGGTTTGCAAGGTACTCTTCTTGGTCTGCCGGTTTACATTGATGCAGCGGCTCCAGCCTTCAGCACTGGCAATACAGTGCTGGCGCTGATGGCTCGCAATGCCTATCGAATTGTTGACCGAATGCCGGGAATGGTGACCAACATCAACCCGTGGGCTCAGCAGTCGAGCGGACTGGTTGAAATCAACACCTACCAGCGATCCGTTGGTCGGTGGATGCGGCCTCAGGCTGCAGTTGTTGCAACCATGGGCTGATTGACTTACCACCAGCAAGGGGGGCCCTGACCAGATGCCTGGCAGGGCTCCCCGTTTGGGGTTTTAAATGCTTGAAATCGTCAGCCAGGATGACCACAGTTTCAACCTGACCACCTTGCGCGATCATTGCCGGGTGACAGATACCGAGCATAATCCCGCACTGCAGCGGGCGCTTGACAGTGCAATCATCATGGTTGAGCGGTGGACCAATACATTCACCAGGCCAACGACCTGCGCGGGGTACTTCCGGGGGGCCCCTGGGCCGTATTTGTTTGAATACGGGCCGGTTACCAGCATCACCAGCGTGAGCGATGAAACCAATTCAACGACGGTAAGCACCAGCGGATATGAACTGGATAAGACGCAAGGCTGGCCACAATTGAAGCGGGTGGCAGCCACTTCATGGCTGAGCACGCATGCTTATAAGGTGACATTCGTGGCGGGATACACCACCTGCCCGAAGCCCCTTGAAACGTGTATCTACTCCCTGGCCGCCACGTACTTTGAGAATCGAGAAGGCATGACACCAGGGCGGCTGTTTCAGATTCAGGCAAGCATGGGGTCGATCCTCGGTAACTATCGCATGGGGGCCATGTGATGCAAGGCGGCAAGCTGCGCGAACTTGTGAAGATTCAGAACCCGGTTGAAGCTGTTGCAGCCGATGGTCAGAAAACCTTTACCTATTCAAACAGTGAAGTGGTATGGGCAAGCGTCAGGAACGTCAGCCAACGCCAGACCACTGAAGGTGATATCCAGGGTGCAGGGGCGGAAAATTATCAGGTCAGAATCCGATACCGGTCCGGGGTCAGTTATGACACCAGGATTCTATACGGCAGCAAGGTGCTGCAGGTGGTTGGCATTGAAAACGTGGCAGAGCGTAACCGTGAATTGCGCCTTCAGTGTGAACTGGTTGAACAGTGATGACAAAATCACCCACATTCATTGACCTGGACATCGAATACCGCAAGCTGGAAAAAAAGCTGTCTAATCTTCAGGGCTATGGTGCAGCCAATGCAATGGAAGCGGCAGCCCCTGCAGCCATGTCAGTGATCAGTAAGGAAAACGCCAGACTGGTCAAGACCACCCAATGGCGTACCAAACAGCGGAAAAAGAAAGCATTCAGGAAGCGGGCAGGCCAGAAGGGCGGCTATGTCTACATCGACAAGACCCGAGCGGGCACGGTATCGGCAAAGGCCGGATACAATTACAAGCACCCTGAAATGAGAATCGCCCACTTTGCTGAAGATGGAAACGGCAGCGGATTCAAGGGTTGGAAGCATCGGCGGACCGCGTTTCATAAAAAGAGGAAGCGCGCCCAGTTCCGCATGGTGAAGGCCCTGGCGGCGGCTATTGAAATAGCCAGCAAGCACCCCAAGGGCAAGGTCAGCAAGAAAGCAGTCAAAGACATTGTGGGCCCAGGGTGGGGAAAGAGGCAGCGAGGATGAGTATTGCAAGCGATCTGCGTACGCTTTTGACCGGTTACAGCGGGTTGACCAGTCTGGTCAGTACCAGGGTAAGCCCGTATCTGCGCAATCGAGATGATCCATTTCCCGGCATCACCTTTGAAATTGCCACTGAGGAACTCAATACAGACGCTGCAGGCACCACTACCACCAGTCAGGCGGAAGGTGAAATAACGGTGCATGCCAGGACGTTTACAGAAGCGGAAACAATTGGCGCTCAGGTGCTGGCTGCAATTGCTGCAGACAGTGAGCAGGGTGTCATAAAGCACATACGACCCGTGAGCGTTTCACGGACCTATGAAGACCCATACGATGGATCGAGTGATCTGGTTTATCGATGGGCACTAACTTGCCAGATCAAGGGGTAGAACCATGGCAGCACTTGGAGCATTCAACGGGGCCACCTTGAGTATTGGCGGCACTCCTTACAGCATGACAAACTGGTCAGAATCTTCGGACGATCGCGCAAGCATTGATACCACGATTGCTTCAGCAACCAGAAAGACGGAAACACTCGGTCAGGCTGGTGTAAAGACCTGGAGCATTGAATTGCTCTATGACGTTGACACGTATGACGAACTGCAAGCGCTTCTGATTGCAACGTCAACCACTGCGCTGATTCTTGATATTCCAGGTGAAACAGCAGACGCGAACCCAACTGGTGGGGCAGAAGTCGACGCAAAGCTGAAGAGCCTGACCATCAACGGTGCGATTGATGAAGCCATGACAGTCTCGACCACTTGGAGCGTTGCATGAGTAACTACGCCAAGCTGAGCCAGCCCATTCACCAGATCATCGAAACGCCTAACGGGAAAGTGACCATCAAGCGGTTGAGCGTGCCCGACCTGATCGCAATCGATGACATGGATGAAGACCAGAAGCTAGGGGCAATGATCAGCAAAGCGTGGGTAGGCGAAACGATCACAGCAGAGGAGGCGTCAGCGTTGCCCGATGCAGTGGCTGCACCAATTTTGAAAGCACTGATGCAGGAGCTGAAAACGTTGGAATGACAAAGGCCGACCGATCATTGTTCTGGGTAGCAGAACGCCTGGGCATGACGGTCGGCCAGGTATGCAGAGAAATGACAGCGGCGGAATTTCTGGGATGGTTGAACCTGGATGAGGTCGACAAGAGCCATGAACGGCAAGACAACTTTGCAAAGCTCAAGGCAATGATTCAGGCAAAGGCGAGAAAATGAGCACGACAGTCGGAAACCTATTCGTCAACGTTCGGGCCCGTACCCAGGGGTTCAGCAAGGCTTTGAGCAACGTCCGGCGCAGGCTGCGTACATTCGCAACCAGTGGCATGGGCCTGCTGGCTGGGATGGGTGCGGCGTTTCTAACCTGGCGTACTGGCGTGACGATTTTCGCCAACATGCTGGCACGTTCCAAGGAAATGCGTACAGCGTGGGCAGGGGTAAAAAACACCATCAATGAAATGATCGGTGAATTCGTCGACCGGTTCGGGCCATCAATTGCAAAGGGCCTGAATGATTTCAAGGGGTGGATGAGTTCCAGCGACTACGTGCGGGAAGTGTTCGACGGCATGGTGCTGGGCATTGAATTGATTATCGCGGGGGTAAAGGGACTGATCAAGTGGCTAGATGCAGCGGTTGAAAAGTACACAAAGATATTTGACTTCATTGCAGGAACAACTGGCAAGCGTGAAAAGCTAGGTCAGGGCCTCACCATGGAACAGCTGGTTAAGTTGCGCGGTGGTGAGAAAGGGACTTCAATGGTTGCGGGAACAACCCACGAGGCCGAGCTATACCCTGATGCTCCATGGCGCAGTTGGACCAAGGAACAAACGAAGATCAGGAAGAACACCGGCATAACAGCCAAAGCGGGAACCGTTCAATGACTTGGAAGAGCCATCTGCTTTGCAACGATGACGATCTGGAGCTTTCCAGAACCGGGGCATGTGTCACCAATGGCGTGGCAATTGTTGAATGGACCGGGACCGGAACCAAGACCCCAGCAGACGTAGCCAACGCGCTGGCATCGCAGGATAGCACTGACCTGAAGCTGCGAATAAAAAACGGTCGGTCAGTCGACGCATACATCGGCAGCGCATGGGTCGACACCAACCCCACCATGGTAGGTGGTGGATCAAACAAGAACGATGGAACATTCAAGGCTCGTGATATCACCATTGAACGGGTTGACGATGGCGGGCAGATATTCCGGGTCGAATACACTTGCTCAGCCTATGGGCCGATTGCAGATGGCACTGATTTCCCGCTGACTGATCCGCCGATACAACTGACAACCACAGCCAGAACCAGGAACGTCCCGATCTTCAGGACCGGCGCGCATGTAGCGGCTGATTTCCTGCCCACTGACAGCCTGGCGACCGATTCAACCACTTTGTTCGACGTAACAAACTGGAAAACCGGCGACGATATCAGCGACGCGTCAAACATCACCAACCGCGTCCCGTTCATGGTTGATATTGACAAGCAGGGATTGCCTGGAAAGATCAATCAAACGGTTCTTGATATTTCGTTCGTGGTTCCATTCTTGAATTATGCCTGGACAACCAGCCCCAGCAATAACCGCGACGACGTGAGCGACGGTGGGCCGTTTGGATTGCCTGGGTTGACTGAGTATTGGGTAGGCACCAGAAATTCCGAAGCGTTTCTAGGCTTCCCCATTGGCAGCCTGATGGTTGAGGCAATCAGTATTCAGCCTCTAGAAGAATATGACTATCGGCGCGTAACCATAACTTTGGTATATGACGAGTGGCACCACGCATTCCAGTCACCACTAACGGTCATGGGCATCACGCCAGGGTATGAAGACGAATCCGGGACTGGGCAGAATCATGCCTTAACGGTCCTATGGCATCAACCGTATTTGAAAGCAGCTCCACTTTCCACAGGGTCCATAGACGTTGACGGTACTACATGGACCATTCTGCCCGCATTTGTTCTTAATTATCTGGACGACTTGTTTGGGGCTGGATCATGACTAGGTTCAGCAAGGGTATGGGTAGACTGAATGCTCAGATGCTCAACCACATGGCTGAGGCAGTGCATGAGGTTGACCAGTTTGACCCCAATGCGATCAGGACCGGGCCCAGGGCGGTGGGGCCCATACCTTGCAAAATTACCAGCTCAACCGCAATGAATGCACCAGCAGATGGTCGGTGGATTTATACGGTGGTTGAGGTGCTTTTTACCAGTGATCGAGCAATCGAAGACCTGAGCGGGGCAACGGATCAACCACTGAATAGCTGGAACGTTGTCAACTTACGCGAAATGGGCAACAGCACTACCGTTCACGATGGGGTGACGATTGCCGACCTTCCGGGCACGTTCGCCCTGCAACCAATCCCGAACGGTGCCATGGTCATGGTCTGGCTGAGTGGCAATGGGGCAGCGACCGGGCAGCAGGTGACTGCATTTTTCGAGGCTGGCAGCTATTTCTATGGAGAGTGTTCGTGAGTCATTTTCTGATCATCGGGAAGAATTCAACCAGCACCATTGGGCTGCAGTTCAATGACGCTGATGGCGTGGCTGAAGACCTGAGCAGCAACACAGTCAAGGTGCAGGTAGATAAGCTAAGTATTGACGTGACAGCCTCAGCCAACACTGACGGCTCAGATGGTGCATTTACGGCAACGATTCCGGCTCAGTCTGGGGTGGTTGAAAATCAGTTATATGACGGCAGCATTTTGGTCAGTGGCAACACCCCAATAGAGGTGGGGTGTATCGGTGAAGGTGACGGCGACAGCGGAAGCACCCCGAACAGCTACGTGGTGGTTGGAAGTACCACGAGCATTCAGGCAGCAGTGGGGGGCGGCAGCAGCGTTTCAGAGCTGGATGACCTTTCAGACGTTTCAACATCTGGGGCCACGGATGGCCAGGCACTGGTATATTCAAGCTCAGGCAGCGCGTGGGGGCCGGGTACGGTTTCTGGTGGCAGTTCCACGCAATGGGGGCAGCAGGCGACCAGCTCGACGTGGCATCTTTGGGAAGACTTCATTGGTTCGGAAAGTAGTACGGTTGGTGGTGTCTGGTGGTCTGGTGATGTCAATTCCAGCGGTTCGATGCTTAACAAGGCCAACGCGGACGCGGCGGAAGTATTTGGAAATATGGAAATTGGATCTACTTCGGGTACTGAATCCTGGGGTGTAATCACAACCGGCACGCTCAGCAAGGCATCACCAAGTGACCTTGAAACTGCGATTTTTGAAGCCAACATAAAGCCCGATCTTGACGTATCAGGCGCTGGTGAGGTGTGCATTGTCGTTGGTGGTCTTTGCGTGAATCAGAATTATGAAGACGACGTGTACGGGTTCCTCGAATACGGCGGAGCCACTACCCCGGACAGAGTAGTGCTTGGTTGGCTGGCCGGGCAAGATAATTTCCGGTATGCCTCAGGAAGCGGTCAAAATCTGAGCTTGTCAACAAGCGATACCGGAGTTACGGCGGCGAATAGTTATGTTCGGCTTGCGATCAAATGCACGTATTCAGCAAGTGGGGGCAACTGGATATGGGCTGCTTATATTGATGGCTCAACGGTTGGAGCCGGTAGCCTGTCAAACGCGAACCAACTCTCCGCGCAGGTGTTGACAAGAGGCGCGGGTACTTCGTCAAGTGTCAAAAAGACAAGCTATGTGGACTGGATGCATGCGCAGCTGGAACGCGGCAGCATCACATATGTGACCTAAAAAATGCTTTCAATGTTCAACGATATACAGGGCGTATTGATTGCGGCAGCGATCATCTACAGCGCTAAGGAATTGCGAAGGGTAGCGAATGAAATACATTCTCTTAATCATCGGGTTTCTCTGCTTGAACGCATGTTCGAACGTGCAGGGGTTCAGAGCATCGACAGACGGGACGATGGGCCCGGAGGAAGCGCATCGAGCGGCGATTGTTGCAAGGGCGGAAGCTGACGCTCTTGAACAGATTGCACAGAGCCAGTATGAACAGCGTGGGCGGGTCGTGAACCTGGCAACCGAAGCAAGCAGCAGCCTGGGGGCACCTGAAGTGGTGACAGGCCTGGTGGGTGCATTGGGTGGGTTGTTTCTCCCCAGCCCGATCAAGCGAAAAAAGCAGGCTGAATGAGCCTCCTGATTGACTGCTGTTGTGATGAGAAGACGGCAACACCCTGCACGGGTTTCAATGCAGGTGAAAAGACATATTGCCGAATCGGTTTCACAATGGCTCTGGGTTATTCGGGCACTTACAGCAAGAACAGCCAGGGCGGTGACTTCGATTCAGGCTGCAGCCAGACCCTGAAAAACGGGCTTGACATCAGCATCACGTCAAGCGAGTCATACAGCCTGAGCGCGTCGTTTGTTTTTAGCTTCAAAGTTGACGGCACTACTGGCAGCCCTGCATACGTGACAAGTTTGGGCGGCGGTACGCCTTCAGATATTGCCATTCAATCAACCAGCTACAGCCTGACCGGATCGGCAAGCCATGCCCGTACGCGCATCAATTATGACTCGTTCGCCCAATGCAGCAGCAAATTTGTTGATTCGCATACCGGTTCAATGACCGGCACCGGCATTGACACCAGCAGCATGACCCTGGGGGGGTTTTCTCCTGACGTGTATTTCATTGAAGAATCGGGGGAAACACTTGGCGGGTGCATGCTTGATAAATGCAGAATCAGAATGCTGGTGAACGATGTCCGGCTGAATTACAGCCTGACCGGCAGTGGCTCGATCATTGAATATGGGGGCCAAGGGTGTGATGATGAAGAGGATGAAACGACTGTCAGCCCAGGAAGCAGCACCCAGACCAGTCTGATGGGCGTGACCCTGCACACAGCTGGGGGAAACTCTGACTGCACTGATCAGGTGTCCACGTTTCCCAGCCTGCAGATTGACGCAGGGCACTTCAGAACCACCAGGCTGTTCAGCCCACTAAGCCTGACTTCTAACGGAACGTTCACTCTGGGTGACACCAGTGCAGCGGCCTTGACCGGCTGCGATTACCAGACCCATATGGATGGCGGCAGTTGGGTCAAGACCTATCGAACATCTGAAAGCCTCGATTCCTATGAAACCTGCCCAGGGCCTGCACCCAGGTGGGTTGAGGGTGATGAGGAACTGGTGCAGACCTTCACTGCATCTGCTGGGGTCACATCGGTGACTTTTACGGACTTAGCCCCATGAGTTGCAAGTGGCTCCACAATGGAACCGATTGCATGCTGGGGCACTTTGATGGGTCGCCAGATCATGAAGATTGCCAGAGCTGCAGCAGTTACCAGGGCAGATCACGCGGAGCTGGTGACGTGGTTGCCAGAGCCACCAAGCTGGTCAGAATCAAGCCATGCAAAGGCTGCAAAAAACGCCAGACCCTGCTGAATAGGCTGATCCCATTCAGAAAAAAGCCTAAAGGTTGACACCTTGCTGGGCCGATATTAGGGTTGAACCCAGCTGAAGGCCGATAATCGGTGTTCCGTACACGGTCCGACCGTGTTATACGCACCAAGACGGACGAATTCGTCACGGTCCTCAGCGAACAAATCGAAGAGGAACCAACGATGAAAAGAGAGTTCGTACCGACGTTCAGCCACAATCTACCATGCGGCCATCGTGATGCTGCTGCATTGTCGATTGTCGCACACTACTGGCGCGTGACGAAATCAACCGCCATCAACCAGATTATCACCCAGTATGTCAACGAGCACCCGAAGTTACGGGCAGTGGTTGACAGGCACCTTCCGGAGATTGAATACCGATCAGGCACCCTGAGAACGGTCGGTCCGGTTCGCGGCGGTGAGGGACTTACCCCGCCACCAGTACCGCAGCGGCCCGGAGTTCCATCTGTTTATCAAGACCTTGAACAGTGGGGGGGGTGCTGAATGCAGATTTTTGGAACACCAGCAGAAGATACGTATCGAGGTTGCGGGAACGCATGGGTCGGGATTGATGACAACGCAAGGCCGCTGGTCATTAAATACATGGCTGACCATCCCTATTTCACAGGTTCTTGCAAGGATGTTTTGAAGCGAGCCGATCGCGTGCGGGTGTGCGAGTCAAGCAAGCGGCTTGCATACAAAATGAATGATGAAGCATTCACCGCATGGAGGCTGGAGGCACGCGCAGCCATTGAGCAGACTCCTGGAGTAACTCGGATTATTTCTGGGATGCTTTCAGGCGGCCAACTGATTCCAAACGCAAAGCACGCGGGGGTGCTGGCATGAACAACAACCCTCATACCATCCTCGGCCAGGGCGAATTCCGACGAGCAATCGGCGGGGAACTGACCTTCCACCCGGAGCCAGCCCATCAGATCACCTTGACCCTTGAACAGACCCGGCGGGTGCATGCGATCGCACAGGCAAGGGGCATTGAGCCCCAGCAGGTCATCAGCGGGGCCCTTGACTTCACTGCTGCACTTTTCGAGGTCAGCAGCCATGAATGAACCTCTTTCATCCGGCTCCCTTGACCCTTTAGCGAGGGTCGAGGGGGCTGTTTTTCTGGCTTATGTCACGACCTGCATTCAGAGCGGCATCCATTGGCAGGACTGTATCGCCGGCGGCACGTCAGTTGCCAAAGGTTGCCGGAACACCTTGACCTCCTTTTCCACTCCCCAGCAGGGTAAGAGCGGCGCGGGGGAAGCGCCTGCCCCTGCCCCTGCTGCTCGACTCCCAGAGCAGCAGGGGGGGAATGGGTGGGCGACCTACCAGATACTGGAAATGAGCCACAAGCCCGACCGGGGCAAAGGCCCCATGCTGGGTATCAAGCTTGCAAGCCATGAGGTGACGCTTCCAGCAGATGCTTGGGCCCACGCCTTTGATGATGTCTATATGGGCCTGAGCCAGTGCCAGATTGGTGACACCATTTCAGCAGTCATTGACTGGCAGGTTCCGGGATTCAAAAAAATCGAGCGGGCGATCCTCGCCCAGACTGGAAGCATGGATGCAACCGGGCGAACTATCACGCATAGCCACTTCTGAGGCCATGGGGGATCTGCCCCCAGCAGCCCGTCACGTCCTCCTGAGCCTTGCGTGCGCCACCAACAAGCACGCAGCGGCATATATCGGCATCGGTCGCCTGGCGTCCCGTACGGGTTACTCAGAGCGAACCGTTCGCAACTCCCTTGCCCTGCTTGAACAGGATGGGCTCATTGAAAAAACAATCAGGCCTGGGCGTTCCAGTGCCTTTTTGGTGCTCGCAACCATTCCCTCTTCTGGGCTTGGGTTGTCTGGTTCTGATGCGAGCACCCTGCGCCTGAGCGCTACCCCCAGGGGTGGCGCTCAGGACCGGGGGGGTGCGCCTGGGCGCCAAGGGGGTACTAGCGCTCAGGCGCGACATTCCAAGAACTATTCAAGAACAAAACACAAAACCCGCAAGCCAGTCAGTCAGTCAGTCAGTCAGTCTGAGCCAGTCACTGAGCCACTCAGCCGGGAGGAATGGACCCGAAGCTGGGAGTCACTCAAGGCAGGTCAGTCAGCATGAATCAGAGTCTGAATCAGAGTCTTTCTTGCGGGGGGAGTCGAGTCAGATTGACTGACTGGCTGACTGACTGGGTGGGTCAATGAGAGTGCTTGTTGCCTGTGAATTCTCTGGCGTCGTTCGTGATGCCTTTGCATCATTGGGCCATGATGCGTGGTCCTGTGACATCCTTCCAACCGAGCGGCCTGGGAACCATTTCCAATGCCCTATCGAGGATATTTTTCCAGAGCATCCAGCGGACAACGCATGGGATTTAATGATTGCTTTTCCGCCATGCACCCATTTGGCTGCAAGTGGGGCCAGGTGGTGGCCGGAAAAAATAGCCGATGGCAGGCAAGCAAGGGCGGCGGGTTTTTTCAGGATGTTGGCAGAAGCACCGATCCCAAGTATTTGCATGGAAAACCCGGTTGGGGCCATGTCGAGGCTTTACAGGAAACCTGATCAAATCGTCCACCCATTTTGGTTCGGCGACGAAGCCAGAAAACAGACCTGTTTGTGGCTTAAGGGCTTGCCATGTCTGCAGCCCACTAACATGGTCAACCAAGGTGAGATCCACACCACCAAATCGGGCCGACGTTTGCCCAAGTGGTACAACATTCCGCCAAGCAATCCCGACCGGCAAAAGATCAGGTCAACCACTTTTCAGGGCATAGCCAATGCTATGGCTCAGCAGTGGGGTGGTTCATGCCGTTGATACATGACGTTGACCCGTGGACCGGGGAGCCCATCATGGTGTGGGAACCGCCAGGCCCATATGACGAAGAGCCCTACCAGGGGGAAAGCCATGGCGAACCAACGGCTGAGCGGCTACGAGATACACAAGAAGATCCGGGCGTTTAGGAAAGCCCGGAAATATACCGAGCACATGCGAGCCTATCGCAGGGCACATCCCATCTGCGAGCATTGCGGCTATCGGTTGACCGAACAGGTGCACCATCGGATCGGCATGTGGGAGATCGTTAGCAGCGGTCGGCTGAGCCTCGTTTACGACCAAGCGAATTTACAGGGGGTGTGCAGGCCATGTCACAAGGCAATCCATCAGGACGGTCAGCAGATCGAAAACCTGATAGCGGTGGTGGGGCCACCAGCAGGGGGGAAGAGCACGTACGTGAAGGAACACGCCAAGCCGGTTGACCTAGTGTTTGATTGGGATGAAGTGCTATGGGAAATGGCTGGTCATCGGTCACGCCTATCGTGTGAACGTGAGGAATACCAGGGCAAGGTGCTGGTGATGCGAGATCAGTTTGTGCATCACGTACGGGATACGCCAGGCAAGGTTGGCTGGCTGGTCATCACCAGCCCAGTCAAGGCTCAGCACTACACCAACGAACTGATATGGTGCGTGCCACCCATGCACGTCATCCAACGGCGGCTGCTTGAACGCTATGAAACGGGCGAATACGACGCAACTGAATACGCAAGGGTCAAGGCAACCGTCAAACGATGGTTCAAACGGCACCAGTGCCCCCCCCCATCAACCCCTAATCAGGGGGGGGATGATGGAC